AAGATCCGTAACGACAATAACAACGCCAACCTCGCGGAGGACCAAGTCGCCAACGCACTCCAGATGGATATGAACCACTATCTGACGAGCGTTGCGAGTGAATATTATCCCGATACGGACAAGATGTTTCTCCTTCTCGGCTTCGGGGGAACGACCTTCAAGAAGGTCTATTTCGATCCGTTGAGAAACAGGCCGGTAAGTGAGACGGTAGATGCGGACGACTTGATCGTCAACAACGCCGCGACGGACCTCCGAAACGCCAAGCGGGTGACGCATCGGGCGTTCTTGCGGCCCAGTGTCGTCAAGCGGCTTCAAATCTTGGGCGTCTATCGCGATATCGATCTCGCCACGCCCCTGCCGGCGAAGCTCGATACTGTCCAGCAGGAAAAGAACGCGCAGCAAGGCAAGCAGCAAGGTTCCTTCAACCGCCCCGAAGATCGGGACTTTGAGATATACGAGTGCTACTGCGAGTTGAATATACGGGGATACGAACACACACTCCGTGGAGAGGAGACCGGCCTTGAAATCCCATATCGCGTCACGATTGACGTCTCGTCCAAGCAGGTCCTATCGATCGTCCGCAACTATGCGAAAGACACCAAAGAACTGCCAGAAGCCAAAGTTCATTTCGCCAAATACACATTCGTACCTGGATTTGGCTTCTACGACATTGGCTTGTTACATATCCTCGGGAATACCACAAACGCTCTCACAGCATCCTGGCGTGAACTATTGGACGCGGGCATGTACGCCTGTTTCCCCGGGTTGCTCGTATCGAAGCAAGGTGCGCGGCAACCTTCCAACATCCTGAGAGTTCCGCCGGGAGGAGCGGCGCAGATCGACACGGGCGGCCTGCCCATCAACCAGATCGTTATGCCGCTGCCCTACAAAGAGCCTTCACAAGCCTTGATGGCCCTCACCGAGGAAATGTCACAGACGGGCCAACGAGTAGGCGGTACGGCGGAGGCAGCGGTTGGCGAGGGCAAACAGGATGCGCCAGTAGGCACGACGCTCGCCCTGATCGAGCAGAACACCAAGCTCATCAATTCAGTCCACAAGCGCCTGCATGCGGCCCAATGCGAGGAATTCCGTCTGCTTTTTGAGTGCTTCCGAGAGCATCCGGACTCATTCTGGAAGATGAACAAGAAGCCGGCGCTTAAATGGGATGAGGAGACATTCATCAGGGCGCTGGATGACTACGACCTCGTCCCGCAGTCCGATCCCAACACCTCGTCGATGCTGCATCGCCTTCTCAAGGCCCAGGCGCTTCAGATGCTCTCAATGGCGAGCCCGAGCCTTTACGATCCGATCGCGGTCAACAAGAACTCCATTCAGGCCATCGGCTATTCCAACCCCGAGCAATTCATGGCTCCGCCCAGCGCCATGAGCCAGCCTCCGCCCGAACTGATGGCGCAACAGGCCAAGAGTCAAGCCGACACGATGAAGGCCCAAGCGGCGCTTATCAAGGCCCAGGCTGATGCGCAGGCCAGCAAGGCGGATTCGGCGGCCAAGGCCATGGAGGCCACACGCGGCGGTGGAGAATCCGATAAAGTCGATATGATGAAGGCCCAGGCGTCATTGATCGACGCCCATACCAAGGCTAAGCTGGCCAAGGTCAAGCATGGCGAGGTGCTGCTGAACGACGCCAATCAGCAGGAAGACCGCCAAGCTGACATGAAATTGGAGACGATGAAGCTGGCGCAGGAAGTCCTCATTCATCAGCACGACGCCGAGAAGGACGCCGCCCAGCATCAGGCCGAACTGCACGCCAACGCCCTTCAGCATCAAGCGGGACTGAATGCGGATATGGAGAAGCACCGCGACACCATGTCGCAGCAGCGCGAGGGCTTGAACGCCGACATGGCGAAACATGAGCGCGAAAGCGGCATCAAGGAAAAGGCGGCCAAGGCAAAGCCGAAAGGTGATAAAAAGGAATGAATGAATATCAGAAGTGGTTTGACGAACAGTCGGAGGCGGCGCAGCAGTCGCATTTGGCGAACCAGCAGGCGAACATGCAACAGGATCGGTTTTGGCAGCAATATCTTATTGCGGGCGCACGGAACCTAGCTCTTGAGGACGAGCGAATCGCGGAAGCCAAGGACACTTATCCGGCATGGTTTGAGCCTGCCTCAGAATGGGATAAGATAGCGTGACAACCAGCGGGACGTATAGTTTCAACCCGTCGATTGGCGAGATTGGCCTTTACGCCTTCAACCGCCTTGGCATCCGTCCCGCTGCGCTCACCCAAGAACACATGGAAGACCTTCGCATGGCGGCCAATATGTTGCTGCTGCATTGGTCTAACAAGCAAGTGAATCTGTGGAAGGTGGAACTGGTTACGGTCCCTCTCGTCCAAGGCGTCGCGACCTATTCCGTTGATCCTTCCGTAGTGCTCATCCTCGATATGTATATCACGGTGACGAACGGGTCGATAAACACCGACCGCTACATCATGCCAATATCACGCACGGAATATGCGTCCTATGCGAACAAGACGCAACAGGGCTTTCCCACGACTTACTGGTTCGATCGCCTATCAGCGCCGACTGTGACGCTCTGGCCCGTTCCTGATGGACAAGAGGCCAGCATGAATTACTACGCCGTCCAGCAGACACAGGACGCCGCGCTAAGCAATGGGCAGAGCGCCGACATCGTGCCGATCTGGATACCGGCCTTTGCGTGGGGACTGGCTGAGGAATTGGCTCCCGCATGGGCTCCCGATAAGATACCGGCAGTCGCAGCGAGAGCCAAAGTCACCTATGACGCGGCCGCGTCCACGAACGTGGAGCAGAGTTCGTTCTATATCAGCCCGACATTGAGCAGCTATTGGAGGGCGTAATAATATGCCTAGGTGGTACGTTGTCAGATCAAACTTAGCATCTCAAAATGACGATGAGCCATATGAAGAGCGGCAGATATGGACCATTAGTAAAGATCCTGAACGATGCGGATGGGAAACAGATAGCGGCTATGATGGATATGGACTAACGAAAAAAGACGCAGACGAACTCGCTAATGCAGCGAATAAACTTGCCGAGTTAGAAAATCCATGACTGCTCTGTCTCATTCCCGCATTCGCTCGATAGAAGATACGCCGCAAGGCTGGACGCCTCTCCCCGGATGGTATCGGTTCAAAGCACAAGCGGATGGATGGGCGGAGATCTGGGGCAAGAGAGACGACGGGTTTCGCTATAGCGTCTTTCCCTATCGCGGCATAACGCGGCAAGGGGAATCGACAACCAGCTTTCGAGTGTGTCGGCAGCGAATGATCTGAGGGAGGAGAATGAGATCCAAGGCCGCCACAGTCCGGTGGCTAGGGTGGTGGATCAGCCATCCCAGATTAAGGCTTCCGAGTAGCCACATACCCTGTATGAGCCATTAAGTCAACCGGTGATTTGAAGGAGGATAAGATGCCACGCCCTTTTCCGTTCCTCTAGCTTGGGCGATAATTCTGCTCGGATGCATCCTGTTCTGGGCCGCTGTCGGAAAGGCGCTGGCGCACGATCTGGACTGCAAAGGGCAACCGGTTGACAGGTGGACGAAACTTGGATGCTGCGGCGACGCTGACGCGCTTCTGCTGGGCTTCGATCAGGTCGCCGGCCCGGACAAGAACGGCGTATGGCATGTGGTCATTGATGGCGCATCTCATCCGGTCATTGATACCTATGGGCAACCAATTGCGATGGCTCCCGCCCGAGATGGGTGTTATCGTGTTTGGTATCGGCGTGAGCACATCGGGTCTACGGCTCCGTTTCCAGAGGATGATCCGCATGGCGGGGATGGCGCAGTGTATCACTTCTTTTGCTTTCAGGGGCCTTACGCCACGTAGGGAGTTTTGAATGGGCTACGCCTCGCAAGTCGGACGCGCCAGAACTTCGAGCAAGAGCCCGAGGGCGCACGGCATATGTGACAGGTGCGGAAGTCGAGTAAATTTTGCAGATTTACAATGGCAAATGGATTGGAGAGGAGCCATGCTGCAAAATTTGCGGATACTTGTTTGCAATCGTTGTCTGGACATCCCGCAAGAGCAGTTGCGCGCCATCGTCCTTCCGCCTGATCCGCAGCCTATCATCAATGCGCGTCCCGAGCTGTATGCAGAGGACAGTACGGACTATATGACGCTATCGGGATCGACAATTGATCCCCTGACCGGAATTCCGGTTCCCAACACCACCACAATGGCCACCGTCACCGGTCAGACCATGAACAAACAACCTCTCGGCCCGACGTCTAACCCGAGAAGCAATATCGGCCTTGATCGCAACGCCCAAATGCCGCTCGTGGACGCGATCAAATGGGGCGTTCCCATTGCGGTTTTGTCCATGACGGTGAATGCGGTTGGTTCGTTTTCTCGGGACTTCTCACCTGACTTCGACGTCGTGAGCTTTGGCCAACCAACGATCGTTACCGTAACCTGCTCTAAGCCGCACGGCCTCTCGACCAATTCCCAGGTTGCGATCAATGGAACGCTGGTCGCCGAGTGCGATGGCTTCTTCAACGTCTCTGTTGTGAATCCAATGGTTTTCCGGTATATGGTGAACGGGCCGCTGAAGGTGGACTCGGTTCTTGGAACCAACACCATCGTCGTAACGGCTGACGCGGGCGTTCCGTGGAATTTCGTCCAGATTCCGCAAGCGGGGATAGGAAGTGGCTGAAACCCGTCCGCAACTCGAGTTTCAGAATAACACCAGCATTGTCACGAACAATGTCGGCCTGATCACGGCCACCGTTCTCAACGCCCTTGTTGAGAACATGATCGAGTCAACCACGATCCCCTTATCAGACTATGGAGCAGGCGTACAGACTGCGTTGACATTCGCGCCGGATACCACGGGAGGCTTTGTGTCAGTCGCCAACATAGGGCTGGCAATCACGGCTTACTTTCAGTCCTTGCCCACCACGTTACCCCTAACATCAGGAGTGGTTTGGAATAATGGCGGCGTTATCTCGATATCTTAGCGCCGCTCTCGCTGCGCTGCTTGTTTCCGGAGTTGCGGAAGCGCAGACCTATCCGAGCCCGACATTCAATAACGTCACTGTAGATGGGGTGCTGTCAACCAGCGACATTCTGACGGCCAATGTGGTCGCGGATGGCTTTGTCAGCACGGATGGCATTACCTCGGGCACGACGACGTTTTCCTCTGTTTCACGGGCCTGCGTCGCGGCGGATGCAGGAAAGACTGTTGTGGTATCCGGAGCGGGAGCGCCGACGACTGTTACCGCTCCGGCGAGCGCCCCAACGCTTTCCCAGATGGCTTCGGGCTCCATCACCGGCACAACCTATTATGTCGAAGTAACTTACGTGGACATCCTGGGTGGCGAGACTACGGTCTCTGCCGAGACAAGTCTTGGGGTTTCGGCCAATAACGTCCTCGTGGTGAGCGCCCCGCCATTTTCGGCGGGAGCCTTTGGATACAACGTCTATGTCTCGACCTCATCGGGCACGGAGACGCTTCAGAACACCACGCCTCTTCCTCTCGGAGCGCGATGGTCGGAACAGACAACGGGCCTTGTTTCCGGCGCGGCGCTCCCCGTGTCTAACACGACTTCATTCACGCCATGGCTGAAAACTACTGTCGCCTCATGCTCGGGAAGCGACTATGTCCTCAATGCAGCGGCGACAGGAAGCGCCACGGGCCTCTGGTGGGCGATAGGGACTGATAACAGCTCTGCCCTGAACACCCAGATCAGCGCCAACCCGAACAGGAAGATCACTCTTCCTGCGGGCAATATCATGCTTGACGCGACGACAGTGGCGCTCAACCGGATCACGCTTGAAGGACAGGGGATCGGCTCGAACTTCCCCAACGGGGCCGGCGTAACAGGCGTAGGGACGCAATTCCTTCTCGCCAGCTATACGACAACGCCCTTCACGGTGGGTTTGAGCGAGCGCGTGAGCGGCGTGACATTCCTCTATCCGGGCCAAACGGGTCTGTCCACTAGCCCCATTGTCGCGCCTCCCCTGTTCTCCGACACCGGGATCGGCAACGCGACCGGCTTCGTTCTTGATCATGACAGCTTCATCAATCCGTTTCAGTTATTCGTACAA